GTCTTTTCTTTGTGTTTTCTAAATTGGTCTACCGCTTCGGCTTCGCGTTGATCTATAGGCTTTAGCTTATTAATTTTACGCTTTGCCGCTTCTAGGCGCTTAGCTGGGTTACTAGGTAATACCGGCGGTTTGGGCGGGGTAACAGGGGGCGCCAGGTTAGACGGTATAGGCATGTTAAAATTGTTATCCTTTAACGTCTTAAAGCGCCTATGTACCCTAAAATAAGGATGGCTAGTTAAGCCTAGGCCCTTACTACTTTCTGGAAATACTAGCTTTTCTTTGCCAAAATTCAAATTAAACAGCTTAGGGTTAGGCGCTATCTGTATAGGCTTCTTACCTTTTACCTTCCTTATAAATACTTCCGGGGCCAGGTCGCCGGGTACTTCTTTAGGGTCTAGCTTTACCTTTTCTAGTTCGCTTACTTCTTCGGCGCCAGGGTCCCGTCGCTTTATTAGCCTACAGCGGTTATTGCACCCCCAGCCGTTAGGCGGCGTATGGGTGTCCCAAAATGGGTCTTCTACCGGCAATAGTACGCCGTCAATTTCGGCATGCTCAGGCCTTACGCGGTTGTCGCGCCTGGTCCTATATTCCAAATAAGGAAAAATATCTGCCGTTTCCTGTATACGGTTCCAGCGCTTAGCGGACCGGCCGGCTTCTTTGGCCGTGGCGTACTCGGCCTTTAGCCAGGTTTTATTATAGGTATCAAAAATTTTCCTTGCGTCCTTTTCAAATAGCCTAAAAGGCCTTACCATACCGTTACTGTCATGTATTGCGTTAGTCATGTCGTTAATTTCCTGGAAGGTCTTAGCCGCGCTAAATACGTAGGTGTTATTTTGCATAGCGCGGACCGTTTCCCAATCCGGGCTATCTAACGGTAATTTGTCCCAATCTACGTTAAAGCCTTTTTTAACGGCGCCGCTAAGCTGGTCGCCTATTTGCCGGTATAGGTTAGCCGGTAAATTATATACGTTTACTTCGCCGCTATGTACGCGCCGTAGTAATACTTCTATTTCGGCGTCGGTCATATTTAAGCCGCCCGCCATTATTCCGTAAAGTCTTTATACAGGTTTTTAACGCCTGGCATAACACTAAATACGCCGCCGGGTAGGTCCGGCTTATCTTCTACAGGGGTGCCGTAGGTAGCTGTAATATATTCCGCCGGTAGATTATAGTAATCTAACAGCTTTTGATCTATTGTAAATTGGTCCGTTATGCTTAGCTTTTCGCTTAGGTCCCAGGTAAATTTTAGGCCTTCTACGCTAAAGCCGTGGCTAGCCATAAAGGGCAATAGCTTATTATTTATACAGTACGCTACCGCCGTTAGGTCGTTACCTGTAAAGCTTTCTAATATACTAGCGTGTACTTCGGCCTGGGACCGGCTGGCGCCGTCTTCGGTTGTCATGGTCTGCCCTACTATTAGCTTACTTAGCTGGGCGTCGGCCATTTTGATAAAGTCCCTATATGTACCCTGGCCCCCTACCTTAATACCGCTAACTATTTCTATTTCGTCTTCCTTATCAAATAGGCCCCAGGCGCTAGCCCCTAGGTTCGTTAGCATGTCTTCTAAATTTTGCCTTACGTCCGGGTCCCGGCTTTCGGTCTTACCTACTCTAAGGGGTACGCCGTATAGTTCGTTATATTCCGCCCATACCGCCATTACTAAGCGCTTCCATAATACCAGGGGCGCCGCTTTGTTCAATAGTCCCAGGTCTTTAGGGTCGCCTATAAATATAGTCCAGGCGTTAAAAGGCGGCACGTTAAAGGGTAGCCCTTCGCCGCCTAGCGTAGTGGTAAAAGTCTGGTTATCAGGTATTACGTATTCGCGCGGTACTAGCTGTAGCTTAGTAAATTCGTCGTCTACTATCGGCCCAAATTCTACCAGGCTATAACCATAAAAAACCGCGTCCAGGGTATAGTTAATAAACTTATGTAGCCAATCGGTTTTAAGTATGGCCGTCGCTTCGTCGTTTACTTCGCCTTCTTTGTCTACCAGCTTAAAGCCCCGCGCTAGTACCTTATTTTTTCTTTGTTGCATAACACTAAATAGGTGGGCGTCTAGTGTTATTTCCTTGTATACCCTTATTAGGTCCGTACGCGTCGGCCTTATTACAGCTTCCGCGTTTATTAAGGCGGTACGCCATTTTTTAATATCCTGGTTTGATCTAGTTAGCTGGGTTTGGGTAATTCGTTTTACTAGGTCCGCTTTTTGGGGCTTCTTCTGGTCCAGGTTCTTAATACCCCTTAGCGTTACGTCGTAATTTCCTATTATCATGGTTTTGGTTTTTAATATATGTTATTATCAAATTTTTCTACACTACCCCAGCGAATTTTTAGCCCGGCGTCGGTAGGGCTAGCTAATACGGGTAGGCCTGTAGTTAGTTCGCCTTTGTTTACCATCTTTAGCCAGGCTATAGCTTCGTCGCGCCGGGTTAGCCTTAGTTCTGGTATATTCCGCGGGTTAATACGGCTATGTAGGTGGTATAGCGTTAGGTCTATTAGGTGCATTTTTATAAGCTGGTCGCGGGTGTCGCCCTTATCCCATTTAGCCGGCGTACTTACGGGGTTTTCGCCGGCCGTGGTAGCCTGGTTAGCGCTGTATAGGTCGTCGTCTATAGTGGCGTAGGCTACTAGGTCGCCTTCTGCATAGGCTACGGTATTATCGTATACCGCCAGGGTTATAAATATCTTAGCTACGTCGTAGCGGTGTCTTAGATAGCTTTGCATTTCGGCCGTTGCCGCTAGTTCGCCTTCGGTTCTTATTGTAGCGTCGCTACTTATTACTACGTCTAGGTTGTCTAATTGTATTAGGGTGTCGTAGTCTTTACGTCTTAAAAAAGCCATGGTAATAGGTTTAAAATTTCTGTTTTTTGATAAGGGGCGCCATGCTATAAATAGGTATACGCGGCCCGTTAATATAGTCGCGGTATTCAGCCGCAAAGATAGTAATAAAATAGTAGTCGTTAGCGTCGCTAGTATGTCCGTACTTTTCGTAGCTAACGCCGGTCTTAGGGTCCTTAGCCTTAGCTTTTACCTTCGTACCGTCCGCCGCTTCTTTGACCTGGGTATAATCCGCTATGGTTTCGGTACAGCCTGGGTCTATAATTATTTCCAGCCCTTCCAGGCGCCCGGCAAATACGCTATTAATAAAGCGGCCCCGCATTACTACGCTGGGCGCCTTGCTACTTACGCGCTGGGTAGGCTTATAGGGTTCTAGTTCGGCCATTATTACGCTGTAGTCGTTATGGCCCTTTACGCTTCTGGTATCCTGGGCTTTGCCGCTGGGGTCGCCGTATACAAACATACCGGCGCCATGGTTAGGGTACCGGGCCTTTATTTCCTGGCATATATGGCGCGTAGTATTGCGGGGCGTCTTTAGCGTTATTTCTTCTATTTGCCAGGACTGCCCGCCGGCTAGCTGGTGTATTGTGGCGGTAATATATGGGTTTACGTTAAAATCAAAGCTAATATGTAGCGGCTGGTCCGGGTCGTAGTATACCGCGGCCGTATTTATAGTAGGTTCAAAGTCCTTATAAAATTCGCCGCCGGTCCTGGCTACCGCGTACCAATCCCCAAATAATAGCCGGGCTTTGTCGTATGGGTCCGTTAGCGCTTCTAGCGTAGCTTTGTAGGCGTCGGCAAAGGCTTTATTAGGGTTGCTATCCAGGCTAGCGCTTATAAAACAGCTACCCGGCGGTATGGTACCTTCTAGCTGGGGTATTACTATGCTTTCGCGTACCCAGCCAGGGCCGGGGTTGCATGTTATAAGCTGTTTAGGCGTTAGATCAAATTCTATATGCTTGTACCTGGTCCGGCTTATTAGTAGGTCCGCGGCCTTCTGGCTTACCTGTACGCCTTCTTCTATTGCGCCGTCGGTATATTCTGTACTTCCGAGCGCGTCCCAATTCGGGTCGCTAGGGTAGTTAAATAGGTCTAGTAATACTATACGGGACCCGTTGCTAAAGTCTATATGGCCCTTATTGTCGTTATAGCGTATAGGTACATTTAACAGCTTTACGACGTCAAAAAAGGTAACTAGTATACTATTCTTTAGGGTCTTTAAGACTTCGCGCCCTATGTAGCCGCGGGTCCCTGGGTACTTTAGGCGCTGGGTAATTTGCCATAAACAAATTAAAAACGACTTACCGCCGCCAGCCTGGCCGCCAAATACTAGGCGCCTGGTGCTAGCGTCTTCTAGTACGTCTAGCGCCTTGGTTTGTTCCTTGCTTAGTATTACAGTAGGGTTAGTTACCGCGTCCGTAGTTGTCATTTTTGCGCTTTAAAATCTCTATAGCCTGGCCGGCCTTTTTGGCCGCGTCTTCGGTCTTAAATATACAGCTACCGTTTTTACCGTATTTGTACTTACCGTTCTTACATTTAATTACAGGCATTACTTAGCTTTTTTAGTTGGTTTATCATACGTTTTGTTAATCTCTATTTTAACCGCCCCGCCGTCTATACTGTGCTGGTTCCTGGTTTCCTGTTTGTCGGCCCAGCCGTAGCGGTTCTTCATGTTCATATACCAAAGGGTCGTATTAAAGTCGCCAGGCCCCGCGCCTAGGTTCTTACGCCCCAGCTTTAGCCAAAAGGCGGCCGCTAGTTCGCGCCCCTTTTTTATGGTTTCCGTAAATTGTGCTACTTCTTTTAGCCAGCGGTCCCAAAGGTCGTTAGAAAAGCTACCGCGTACCTTCCATATAATAGCCTTTACTTCTACGTCGCTAGCGCCTTCCTGGTACTCTTTTAGTATCTGTTTTAGCGTTTTGTCGGTTAGATCAAATACCGCGGCCGGCCTTCCTGGTCCTTTTTTCGCTTTTGCTTTTGCCATTAGTTTAAGTATAATACTACCTGGTTTTTACAATAGGGCAAATAAATATAATCTGCCTTTGTTACTATTACGCCGCTATAGCCCTGGTATTTAAAATATACGTACAGTACATTAATTAGCGGGTCTAGGGTGTCCCAGCTTTCAGCGTAGCATAGTCTTAGGTTACTTTTTAGCATATTTACCGCGCTTTACGTCGCGCCATTTAATTACTTGGCCTGGCGTTAGTGTTACGTTTTCTATTATAATTACGTCCTTAGTCTTTACGCCTACTACATGGTATTTATTTAGCGCTAGGCGCTGTACTACTTCATATTTAACGCTACAGCTTATTACTAGTATCATACATAGCAATACTAGGCATAAAATAAAAACTAAATTAAGTAACGGCCTGGCTTTCAATTCGGTAAAAATGTTAGTTCCTTTTCTTTTTTTAGGTAGCTAATTCGCTGGGTCATGGCGTCCAATACCTTGTTAATTTGTCTTAATAGCGTACGGCCCGTACAAAAATCTAGTTCCGCCTTAGCTTCGTCTAGCCGTAGCTGGGCGCCGTATACTATGGCTAGCTTTTCAGCGTCTACAATAGATAGCTTTTGTTCGCTTTTTAATTCAACGTACTTTTTAGCTTCCGCTAGCTTCCGCTGGTTATGGGCTACTATGTATAGGCTTTGGTCTACGGCTACCCCTTGCGCTATGGCATAGCTTAGGCCCGCTATTTGGCCCTGTTTTTCTAGTAGCGTTTCTATGTCCTGGCTACTACAGCCTATTACCGTATACCATGCTATAGCTTCGCTTATTTCTTCGTTTGCTTCTTCTAGGTTCATATACAAAAGTAATTAAATTATTTTCTTCGTTTTTTACGGCCCCTTTGTCTTTTGGTTACTACCGTATCTATTATTAGTATGGTGTCGCGTATGGTATAGCGTATAGTGTCTAGTTTTATAACGTCCTTCCATATTACGCGCCTTATTACGGTGTCCTGATATATTTTATTTATTACTAGGGTGTCTTTTATTAGTATTTGCCTATTACGTATACGTTGCTTTATAGCTTCCATTTGGCCGGCGGTTAGTTTGCTATGGCTTATTACGCTATCCATTTGGGCCATATTTAAAGCCTTGTTATTTTGCATTTGGTTTAAAACCTGGTCCGCTAGTTTAGCCAGGCTATCTATTGGTAACAGTTCTACAGCCTTTATGTTTTCGGGCTGGGGCTGGGTACAGCTTGTAAGTGCTAGGGCTAGTATTAAGGCGGTTTTATTCATTTTTTGCGGCCGTTAAAAACTCTATTAGTTTGTCCTGGGTTAGTTTTGCTTCCGCCCGCCAGCGTTCTACGTCTTCTTTTAGATCATTAATTTGGCCTTCTAATATCTGGCGGTTAGCTATTTGGCTATAAGTTAAGCCCATTAAGGCTAAGAATAAAATAGCCGTATAGGGGCTTTTTGCAAATTCTTTAAAAGTTACCGGCTGTTTAAGTCCCATTGATATAATTATTAGTTACGTCTATAAATTCGTCCAGGGACCAGGCAATAGCTACGGCCCAGCCGCTAGTATTAAAAGTAGCTAATACGTCTTTTTGTGCCGGGCTTAATTTACCCCCTTTTACTTTCAGTTCTACAGCCAGGCCGCAATAGGGACCGCTAGGCTTTATTATAAGCCAATCGGGTACCCCAGCTTTTACGCCCTGGCGCTTTAGCTTAGCCGCTACGGCCTTTAATCTATGGCCGCCGTTTGGCGTATGGAAGGCTAATATATTAGGGTATTTATAGCGTAAATAGTCCGCCGTTGCTGTCTGTAGCTGGTCTTCTTTGCCTTCGTACCTTTTATAATCTTTGGCTTTCAATGTACTTATATCTTTCTAGTTCGTCGTTTCTTAGGCTATCAATTTGGCGGTTCAATTTTCCTATTTCCGCGTTACGCTTTAATAAGTCCCATTGGCAATTCTCATAATCTACCGTTAATACTTCTAGGTCCGCCGCCTGGGCGCTATCTTTGGTAAGTATTGCTACGTGCCAAATACCTACCGTATAAAAAGCTAGTACGGTAATCATGGCTAAAAGTTGCTTAATTATTTGCTTCGTTTCTTTTTGCATTTTCGGCGTTTTTGTAATTCCTTTTTTTTACTCTTTTTTTTCCTTTGAAATTGCATTTTTTATTAATTTATCTATTCGGGTTAATTCATTGGTTACAGCGCCGGTATAGTTGCTTTGTACTAGTTGTTTATGTATGGCCTTTAGTTCAGCTATTGATATTTCGCCGGCCCGTTTTTCTATTGCCGCTATCCAGCCTTCTAGGGACCCGTTAGCCTTTGGCTTAGGTTCCGCCGCTGTATTCCTGGCTTCTATACCCTTACGTATTTTAGATAGCATAGCTAAGGCCCGCGGGTCGTCGGTTCCTGTTATGTCATTATTGGCCGTTTTGCTGTTATGTAGCTGGTCTTCTTTTGCCTGGTATTTTGTTTCCAGGTATTTACGTAGCCAGCCTAAAATAGTGGGACCGTCTAAGCGGTTGTATATTTGGCCGTATAAGCCCAGCCGGGCGCTTTTAAAGCATAGTATAAGGTCTTCTAGTGTGTCGGTACCAAAGGACCCCAAAACGTCTAAGGCGGTCGTTAAAATATCGCGTTCGTTCATAGGGTTGCTTACCTTAAAAGGCGCTATACCTTCGGCTATAACGGTATACAGCCTTTTTACTAGTTCAGCTTCGCCCATTTGCTTAGATAGGCTAAGTAGGTTAGGCGCCGCCAGGGCGTCGTTAATAGTTAGGTTTTTTTCGTAGGTCTTATAGCCTACCAGGTCGGTTATATTACCGGCTGGGTCCATATATTGCGTTAATAAGGTCATAGCCTTTTTGGCGGGTATTGTGCTGGGTTCCATAATTACTTATTATTTGGTTAAATTGACTATTAATTAAAGATATAGATAAATTTTTAAACAGCCAGCTATTAGGGTCTTTTGCTAGGGTCCCTAGTATAGCCTTAAAGCTGTCTATTATTTTGTCGTCGCCGGTTTGATCTACGGCCGCGGGGTCGTTTTTTGCCGCCAGGGTAGCGCGTATTTTATTACTTAGCTGGGCTAGGCTTCCGGCGTCCTTGGCGGTCCAATAGTACGGCGCGGGTTTTTCGCGGTCGTATAGGTCTATAAAAACGGCCTTTAATTCTTTATTTAAATTTTTGTTATCCCTTTTATTATTTATAATAAAAGTATCTATACTATTAACCCCTATATTATTATCCCGGCAATTTTTCGCCGGGGGGGTGGGGCAATTTTCTGCCGTAGGGGTGGGGCAATTTTTCGCCCCAGGGTCTACCAGATAAATACGGCGTTCCTTTACTTGTTTTTTGCCGTCCTTAATAAGCTGTACCGTTACCATATTTTCGGCCTTTAAAACCGCTAGCCAATCCCGTATAGTACGTTCGCTAACGCCGTACAGTTCTGTAAAGTATTTATTACTAGCAAAGCAATAGCCGGCGGCGTTGGTAAGGGCTGTTATTTCGGCGTAGAATAATTTACCGGCGGCGGGTATATTTTTGGCGTATCGTACGCGGGCGGGTAGTATGGCATAATAATTTTTTTGCATGGCTTAGGTCTTAAAAATTCGCCCTTCACGGGGGGCCAGGCTACCCGCTAGCCTATAGCCCCCCGCGCCAGCGTTAGAGTGCTGGCACGGGCTTAATTTAATTACCAGGCGGGTATTATTAACCATCTGCAAAGCTAGGAATTATTACCGTTTATTAAATAGCGCTTTATAAGCCTATAGGCCTTTAGCTGGGCGCGGGTATATTTGCGCTTCTTTTGCTTTTCCAGGCATTTTAAATTTGCAAAGCCGTTTCTAAAATTCATGTAGAAAAGCCTATGCTTTTGGCCGCAAAAGTCGGACCCTTCGGCCGTCGGTAATTCGCATACTTTACAGGTAATTATTTTTTTATTCACAATTTCGCGGGTTAAAATGTTAATAAAGCGGCTATAATATACCGCGGTTTGTTATTATTTCGTACTTCGCGTAGCTACTAGCGTTACCAAAGGAATTAATAAAATTTACCGCTTTGGTTTCTATAGTCATACCGTCGCGTCTAAGGCGGTATATTACACTAGCTAAGCGCGTACAGCCGTACAGCTTTATAGCTTCCAGGCTGGTAATACTTCTTTTATTTATTAGGTGCATTTGCACCGCTTCGCGCTGGCTATTAGCGCGTCCGTATGGTTGTAAGGGTTGCATAATTATTTAATTTTAAGGTTCATATTATTATTTAGTTGCGCCCCTGGGACCGTTTCGCCGTCCTTTATAGCCGCTTTTATTTTGGCTTTGTCCGGTTGATCTGTAATTTTTATTACCCTAAATTCCTTAGGTAATTGGTCCAGGTCCGTAATTTCTACGCTTTCGCTTTTGCGGGTCCCTATATTAAATAGGCCAGCGTCGTAGTCGCCGTACAGCTTAACGGCGTCTAGTAGCTTTTCTTTTAGCTTTGCCGTTAAGGTATTGCGTACCTTCTTTAAGGCCGTTAGGCGCTTTATTTCCGCGTCCAGGCGGTTAATAAAACTATCCTGGGACCCTATAAACTCTATGTAGCCTTTGCTTTTGGCTACCAGGTC